ACGTAGCACATACTTTTACCCGATTCTGTAATACTTCAACCGCAGTAAATGCTCCAATATCAATAGCTTCAGAATTTTCTTGAAAAAACTGAGCATATTCTTCTTGTGATAATATTTCCTCTTCTTGGGTTTTCATATCAATTACCCTGTAAAAAGGAACTTTTATTTTATAAAATCGTTCTAATACCTGATATTTTTTAACTTCAAAATAATCTTTATCTTTTACTTCTGCTGGTGTAAATACCTGCATTGAATTACGATTTTGAGAAGATGGATAATCTTCTTCATCATATGTAAATCCTGATATACTATGAATTAAACCCTGTATCTCCTCACCAGTCTCTGGATCTGTTTGATCATTTAATTCAGGGTAGAGGTTGACGACTTGTTCACCTGTCAGGATGGTAGAAAGGATAAGACCATCAGAGTCGTTGAACCAACGATCTCTAGAGCTTGGAGACACATATACCCGAAACGGATCTATATAAGTAAACTTGACGTCACCTCTACCGAAATCTGATTCTCCATCTATATAAGCATATAGATAACCTATTCCGGTAGTTGCATAATCTTGTATAGCTTGCTTTATTTGCCAGTCACCATCAGAGTTTTGCCATACATAACCCATAATAGTTCGCCATAAAGAAGCAACCTGAACATCAGAATCTTCCCTTGGGCTAATTGTAAATGCTGGTGGTCTGGAAGTTAATACAGCTTTAAATTTTTCAATAGCAGACGAGATTCTATCCATTGGGATATCAGCTTGATTCCTCTGAGATAGCTCATCAGACTCTTCCGCACTAAAATGATTACCAAGATAAAAATCAATATCCTTACGGGACTCTGTATCCCATTCAGAACGAGCATCTCTCCATTGACGATGAAGTTCTTCGTTATGTAAAGCTCTTGGATCTTTATCTATCTTACTCAATTAATACCCCGGAAACGGTCTTCTGTACTGCCGCCCCTGTTCAATAGCTGCTGAGTCTCTACCTTGCATAAGCTGACTATTAAAATATTCATTTAAATCTCTCATTGTAGGGTCTTGCTGAATAGTATCTCCCCTATTTAAACCGTCATAAATATATTCAGGTCTTGGATTTTCTATTGCTGTACCCGCTCCATTTAGCATAGATTTTATTCTTAATTTATTTAAAAAATTCTGACCTTTTTTATGAGTCATTATAGAATCTTCCATGTTTAAACTATCCATAACTCCTGCTAAAGACCGCATATAAGCACCGGGTTCACCCCAACGACCACTAGCAGTATCTTGATTTGGTCTTTGATCGAAAGGTACAAAAGGATTAGGGGTTTTCTCAGCAGTACTACCCTTTGGTAATGGGCCACCCTGTTGCATACCTAATAATTTTCTAAGAAACCCACCTTTTTTGGGACTTTCAAAATAATTTTCTACCATATCAGAAGGTACTGAATCTTGAGGAGCATCAGCCATTCCTTGAACCGCCCTATTAAAGAGAACTTTTCTATCTAAATTAGCTAACTGAGTGTAGGGCTTTTCTGCTGAATAATATCTCAACCCCTCTCCTTCTCCAACTTGACCTGCTGGAACAGAAAATAAAGCTCTTAACATTTCTGGGTCATCATAATTCCACTCTACTGGTTGAGCTCCACTTACAAAACGAGGTGATCCACCATTTTCCATACCAGTTAACCCACCATTTTGTTTATTAAAAAAGCTAGAGGTGCGTCTTATATTGTTTAATAAACTTTTGTCTTCAGATAGCGCATCCATTAATTTCTTAACTGGTGCCTGAGTTTCTTCTTCGTCTAATTGGTAACCCTTCTTAGCTAAAAAATTTAAATTATCTATATCAGCCTTGCTTTTATCATAAGTCCTCCCAGTCCAAGTCTCGGAACGTAAAAGCCTATCTAATAACATTTCATCTCTCATATTACCCTGACCCGACTCAACATAGTCTTTCCAGCCAATACTGTGCGGCACACCATCTTGCTCCCCAGCCCTAAACCAGTTTGGTGCATTACCGCTCTTAATCGCCATATCTGTGAGAGCACGCCTTTCATCAAACAATGGCTCTCCTCGCATGGGCGCACCTTCAACTCTTTCATATCTCATATATGGACTTGGGCGTAAGTTTGCGGTGTTCCTTCTTATATCCATTTCTGGCGTCTGACCACCATTTTCGTAATTCATTAACGGGCCTCCACCCATAAAATTATCTAGTTGTATCTCTCCACCATTAGATACTGGTTTTATATTTTGCAGAGTTTCAAAAGCGATAATACCATCAATAGACTGATGACCGCCCTCTTTTGGTTTGTTATTAAAAAATTCTAAATTACCTAATCCCACATCATCCACCATTTCTTGTGGCACGAATGTTTCACCTTCTGTTGCGCTAATATTTACACCACCTGCAAGATCTTTTTTTGGTACAGGGTATTTACTAGCAAGATCCTTTAAGAAAGGAAACATATCCGTTGCCTGTTTATTCACTACATAAGCGCCCCTTGGGACTCTTAATGCCAAATCTATACTGTTATCTGTGGTCGCTGCCACTAATCTCTCACTTCAAAATGAGGAAAATCGTCGAAGCGGTTGTCCATGACATGAAAATCCATGTCCCAGTCTCCTCCCCACCTTAAAGTAATGCCCATACTACGAGCCAGCCCAAGAACAAAACCTGCAAAGAGGGTCTGCCTTTCTCTGTCTTCCCAATCCACAGGGTAGGGAGTAACATCACAGGCTTGAGAAGGGTCATTATTGTGACGACCATTAGGATAACGTACCTTAGTACGACCTTCATCGTATAATTTATTTTGCCTTTCTTTACTTCGTTGCCCCTCTAAAATGGAGCAATCCACATACTTAATTATTTCATTAAATACATCTTGCAGCCGTTGATCACAGGTTGCAAGCCGCTCTTTTGATCTTTTTGAAAACCTTGGCATGTGGTACCTTAAGTTAATTTAAGTTATAAAAAAATAAAATACAAAATAATTATGTTCTAGATCCAGTCATCCAATTATAAGCCCTTACAATGTTAAACTTTTTATCATTTAATTTCTCATTATGTAGATTCTCTAATTTTGTTTTTGAGCTTTTAGGGGGTTTGGCAAAGTAGTCTGCATAGTATAATCCATCCATTAAGTCATCATGTCTGGGTTTAGGGTGCTCAAACAGCTCATCTACCAACTCCGTCATTTGCCGCTGAATATATAATTTCTTTGAATTAACAATAGCACCAAGTGCTGTCTCCAGTCTGTCTTCCTTTTTTACCCTAGCTGGGGGTTTTACCCCTTTAAAGATGCCGGGCATCAATCTTTTTTCCTTGACAGACAATCTTGTTACCATATCCCGAACCATTTCTTGGGCAGCCACCGTTTCAATCGTGACCCGACGTACCGGGGAAAATCGCTTAGCAAACTCAATGATTTTTGGAGGAAGATCAAAAGTGGGTATACGCTCACGATAATAATCCAGAACATAGCGATTTCCACTAGAATCAATACCCATAACCATAATGACTTGATAATCCGAAGTATCAGTGGCTGTTGCCGCAAGGTCAACGCCAATGTAAATATTAAGGGGGGTGGCATCCTCACCGTCTATTAAGTAGTTGAACCCTTGTCGGTTCTCTACACTCCCGCTATAATACTGGATTCTATCAATTTTAAATGCTGCATTAGAGATATCCCTAGCATCATTCATGTACTCCTGCGCAAATTTATTAACCAACCCTGCTTCAATGAACTCTTTCTTTTTTGTCTCTAGCTTCTTTAAAGAGAACTGCTCCGGCCATATTGATTTGCTATCTTCAATAGCTCTATGAAAGACAACATCCCAAGGATAACTACGATCTTCTTTCTTTGCTTCCCTAAAGCCATCAGCAACCATCTGCAGAAAGCTGTCAAAGTGAACAATAGTGCCACATAGCCAGATCCAGCCTTCATTACCGGGTGTCTCTTCCAGTGCCGGATATACTGTAGATACGATCCACTTCTTGATCTCAGCCCTGCGTTCCGGTGTTTTAGTGTTAAGTTCTGATTCAAAGTCGTCTAAGATGATGCCTGTATAACGGACATCTACCTCAGATCTACCCCTAAGTCTTTGTGATGTACCCTTGGCAATAACCCGATCTCCCTTAGGAGTAACAATATCCTTCTCTGTCCACCTCTTACCAGCGGTACTGCCATCCATATTACCAAAATAGTATTTAATCTTTTTATTAACCTCAAAATGATTCCTCAAATATTTTAAATGGTCAATAGACTGACTCTGCTCTTCTGATACCCAAGCAACGAAATTCTGCTTATTTTCATCAGCAAAGCACAATTTATGCATAATTGCGGCTTTTGACAAGATAGATTTTCCAAAACCCCTCGGCATAATAATACAAGTTCTACTGCCGGGATCTGTCCTTGTTAGTTTTTTTGCTACATCAAAATGGAAATCAGGAGAAGCTGACTTGTTTAGGAAGTCCCTAGGTAAAAAAGCCCTACCAAAATAAATAAGACTATTATAAGACTTTGCAAGTACCTCATCCCTTTCCTTCATTTCTGAAGGGCTGGGGGTTATATTAAAATCTTTTTTAAATGGTACAGGCATTACTTAGGGTTATTTTTTTCAACCATTTTTTGATATTCTTTAAATTTTTTAAATTGTACCTTGGGGTCGCCAACCTTCCAATATTGAAAGTTAGTATTGATTCCTTTAAAAGGATTATATTTATAAGTTGGTGCTGACATTAATTTTTCCAATGCTTTAACCCTATTAGGATGACCATACTGAGTATATATATTCGTTAGGTATGGTTGTACTTGCTTCAATGTACTACGAACCTGTTCACTCATTATAAGTGGTAATTGTGGAGATTTTTGATTTATATTCATAATAGATTCCATTAAATGCTTTAGTTCTTCTGTTGGTACTCTTGCTCCACCATAAAGATATTTACTCTTCATATTTATTCCTTGAGCTAGTTCTGTACCATGAGCTATAGGTATTTTAGCCCAATCAATTAATTTTATATCCTTTGTTGGTAAATTTCCTAAAACTCTTTCTTCAAATTCAAAGCGAGGGTTCATTGGAGCACGTTTTAAAACTAGCCCATGTTTTTTTAATTCCTTTATTGCATTTTTTCCCCAAAAGTCTTTCATACTTTCTAGCCAAGATTCAGATTTAGGTTTACCTTTAAAAAAAATAGATTCTCCAAATTTGCTTTTTGTTTTTCTATAGCCTTCTTCAGCAAATGGTTTTAGCCTATAACCTTTCCTGATTAACTCATCCCTATCCATAATAAATCTTACATCAGTTCCTATATTGCTATGCGGTCTAGATAAAAACTTAGGGTCTCTAGTTACAGAAAAAGCTCTTGTTGGCTTATTAACATCCTTTAAAAATTTATCAGGTTGAGGCATTCCAATTATTTTTTGAGTTTCCAGTATTTCTTTAGCTTTAGGTATAGATGTATGATGATAGATAGGATTCTTTAAATTTATCTTTTTTACCATTTTTAATAAATTAGGAATACTTTTAGCAGCCAGTAATGGATTTAATGCTACATCTGGAGCAGTACCAGCTATAGGCTCTGGATGTTTATATCCAGACATACTTTTCTCTACCTCACCTAAAGCTTTTTGCCATAAGTGTGTTTTATCAGACTGTGCCAGTAAACTATTAATATTACTATGAACAGCTGTGGAAACAGGCTCAGCAGTTGTCATACCCAGTAATGTATTATTAGGTGGCATTATTTGTCTTTAACGCTCTTAATGTTAGGAAAGCTTACCTTATATCGCCCTTTACCCCAAAGTACCTTCCTAGGTACTGTATAACGCCAAATAGACATAGGCTGTACATCCCAATAGCCCT